AGAAGGGTATGACCGAAACTGTGAGTGCATTCATGAACAACTTACAGAAGGGTCAGAGCCTGACTAACGCGACATGGGATGACGCGGGGCCTAATACAAAATCCCTGATGGGTAACAGCGGTCATCTGGATGATGACACCATGGCTCAGATTCTAGCGGCTTACAGTCCGCATGAGCGTGAGATGCGTAAGTTCGGAAAGCCTATGATCGGTTCTGGCTTGGTGTTTCCGATACCGGAAGAGAAACTAATCATTGAGCCAATACATATTGAAGATCATTGGCAAAGAATATCGGGGATTGATTTTGGATGGGACCACGATACAGCGGTTGTCTGGGGCGCGTTTGATCCAGAGAGTGATACGTTCTACGTCTATGACGCGTACAATGCTAATAAACGCTCTCCAGCAGAACACGCTGAGGAGATCAAGAAGCGGGACTACTTTGTCCCGATTGCTTACCCGCATGATGGGAATCGCAGGGATAGCATGGGCAATCCTGGTCTTGCTACTCAGTACCGTAATCTTGGCTGCAATTTTTTGCTTGAGCATTTTACTAATCCCGCTGGACTTGGCGAGAAAAAAGGTTCCAATTCTGTGGAGGAAGGTATCCAAGAAATGGTAGTCTGGATGGAGGAAGGCAGGTTTAAAATATTTTCACACCTTGACAACCTCCTGCAGGAATACAGGCAATATCACAGGAAGGATGGGAAAATAGTCCCAATAAGGGACGACAGCATGAGCGCGATGAGGTACGCATTTATGAGTAAACGATTCGCTGTAGCCGGTGCCTCTGAGCATTGGGGATGGTACGACAAAGAAAACATTGAATACCCTAACTATGGATTTGTGTAATGGAAAGACCTAAGACAGAAGAAGAACTGCTATCTCGGATTAACTCTGAGGTTACAGACGCACTTGGATACGATGACACGATCCAGGATCAGCGAGATAAAGCCATGCGGTACTACTATGGCGAACCGTTTGGCAACGAGGTCAGTGGTCGTTCACAGTTTGTGGATAGCACTGTTCAAGATTCGATCGAGTGGATAAAGCCAAACCTCATGCGCGTGTTCGCCTCTGGCGACGAGTTGGTGCAGTTCTCCCCGCATGGCCCTGAGGATGTGCAGATGGCGGAACAGGCTACGGATTATGTAAACTACGTAGTCACCAAGGATAACGATGGCTGGTCTGTGCTGTACTCATGGTTCACTGATGCCCTGCTGCAAAAGAACGGCACGGTCAAGGTATACTGGGAAGAGAAGGAAATAACAGAGCGTGACGAGTACAAAGGGCTTACCGCTGTTGAGGTTGAGTCCATCCTGATGGATGATGAGGTTGATATCATAGAACAGGAGGAGATGGGAACCAATGAGATGGGTGAGCCGCTGTACGACATCACCACGGTTCGCACCAGAGAGAATGGTCGAATCAGGATTGATAATGTTCCCCCAGAGGAATTCCTTATCAACCGAGAGGCTAAGTCTATCGAAGAGGCAAGGTTCGTATGTCACCGTGTGCGAGTGACGCTGAGCGATCTGCGCGAGATGTACCCGGACTATGACTTCGATATAGAGGAGATCAGCGGTGGTAAGGTTGACGCTGACAACCCCCTATGGAGTGAAGCGAGAGCAGCGCGTTATTCGTTTGATAACTCGTCTGCCTACCCATTCGGTAATGTATCCCCTGAGGACTCGCTGACAGAGTACTACCTGTACGAGTCATTCATCAAGACAGACTGGGATGGTGACGGTATCGCTGAGTTGCGGCAGATTTGTACTGTGGGTGACTTGGTGGTTTCGAACGACACGGTTGATCATGTACCGTTTATCACGTTAACCCCCATTAAAATCCCCCACAAGTTTTATGGTCTTTCTGTGGCTGACCTGGTTATGCCGCTGCAAGACATCAAATCCACGCTGATGCGGAACTTGCTGGATAACATGTACAACCAGAACTACGGACGCTATGCGGTGCTGGAAGGTCAAGCGAATCTGGATGATTTGCTCACCGCACGCCCAGGCGGTGTGGTACGTGTCAAATCCCCCAATGCTGTTATGCCATTAGCCACGCCCTCCCTGGAGCCATATACGTTCCAGATGCTGGAATACGTGGATGGTATCCGTGAGTCCAGGGCTGGTGTCAGCAAGTATTCACAAGGCATGTCAGATGATGCTCTGACGAGCCACACAACGGCCACAGCGGTGAATGCTGTTATGACGGCTGCTGCTGCGAGAGTTGAGTTAATAGCCCGTCAGTTCGCTGAGACAGGCGTCAAGGAACTCATGAAGCGCGTGTATCAGTTGCTGATTATCAATCAGGATATGGAGCGCATGGTTCGCCTACGCAATAACTGGGTTCCGGTTGACCCATCCAGTTGGCGTGATGACATGGATGCCACGGTATCCGTCGCTCTCGGACATGGTAACAAGGACCAGCAGGTTGCTCAGTTGAATGCTGTACTGGGACTAGCCAGTCAGGCACAGGCAGCAGGTAACCCGATGGTTGGACCGCAGAACATGTACAACATATCTGCCGCCCTACTCAAAGCCATGGGATACCAGAACGTTGATGATTACCTAACACCGCCGCAGATGCAGCAACCACCGGGCCCAAGCCCTGACCAACAGAAGGCTCAGGCTGAGATGCAGAAGGATCAGGCTGATGTACAGATTAAGCAGGGTAAACTGCAACTGGATCAGGCGGAGTTTGAACATAAGAAGGCCATGGATGAAATGGAATTAAAATTGAAGGCTGCTGAGATGCAAGCAGAAATTGAAGAAGGGAGGCCGATAAAAGTTGGATAGAGAAGCAGAAGCACGCAAGATTCTGAATAGCCCCCTATATCAAGAATCGTTTGAGGAATTGAAAAGACAATTACTCCTAGAGTGGGGCCAGACCCTGCCAGGAGATATCGAAACACGAGAGTCCCTTTACACCAGCATGAAGTTGGTGGATAGGATAAACGCTCACTTCGAATCCGTACTGGAATCTGGTGAGATAGATCGCATACGCGAAACATACCCACATATCTAAGGAGATAAAAAAATGGAAGAAAGATCAGCGGATAAGGTAGCAGTAGAAACCCCCGTTAATGTTGATGAAACAGGTAGCATTGCTACCGCAACCGAGGCTCTGATAAATTTGCTGGACGCGGAAGACGCACCACCGGCTACTGAGACAGAGCCAACCCCCGATGGAGAAGAGGAAGCGCAACTTGAGGAAACTGAAGACGCCGACTCCGATGATGCCGAGGAGGAAGAGGCCGTAGAGGAATCCGATGAGGATGACGAGTACGAGCCTGAAGATAACCGAGATGAAGAGGGCGACGATGTAGAGGATGTGTACACTGTTAAAGTTGATGGTGCAGACACTGATGTTACACTCGATGAACTCCTAGCCGGTTACTCTCGTCATAGTGATTACACTAAGAAAACGCAACAGTTATCCGAGGAACGTAAGCATATCGAGGAGATGGCGCAAGCCTTCTCGCAAGAGTTGCATAACACCCAGGCTGTTCGTGAGCAATACGTTAATCAGATGGGACAATACATCCAGAATGGATTGCATGGTTTACAACGGTGGGCCGGAGTAGACTGGGCAAGAATGAAGGAAGAAGACCCGATAGAATACGTCACCAAGCGTGATGAATTCAGAGAGGAGCAGAGCCGAATAGGTGCTATGCAAAAGCAACAGGAACACGCTGCAAAACTCCAACAGCATGAGGCTGCCAAACTGCACAGAGCGCAGTTGGCGGAAGAAGGTGAGAGGCTTGCAGATACTGTACCTGAGTGGGCGGATGAGAAAAAACGTCCTGAGATTGCTGGTCAGATAAGGGAGTATGCACAGTCTGTGGGTTTTTCCGCAGAGGAGGTTGATGCTGTAATCGACCACCGTGCTATTAATGTTCTCTTGAAGGCTGCGCGATATGATGCTTTGCAGGGTGCTGGGAAAAGCAAGAAGGTCAAACGTAACCCCAAACTGGTGAAGGCGGGTTCTAAGAAGGAAAAGAACTCTAGCAATACCAAGAAGCGAAATGCTCAAATGAACCGTCTTTCAGAGACAGGCAGTTATAAAGATGCTGCTAAACTCATGGAGGACTTAATCTAATCATTGGAGGTTAGTTATGGCAGTACCCACTAATACGCGCCTAACGTATGGCGCGGTTGGAATCCGAGAGGACTTATCCAACATCATCTACAATATCGCTCCGGAGGAAACTCCGTTCATGAGTGGTATTGGTCGCAGTTCTTGCGACAACACCTACTTTGAGTGGCAAACCGACACTCTAAACGGTGGTAACGATAACCG